TTAGGAGTTCTATTACTTGTCTCTCTCCTAAGTTTCCTTTTTGTCTGGGATTAACCATCTAGTCTACTAATCTCCTCTTCTTTTATTACTTCTATCTTATCTAATAATGGATGTGTCCAGCCATGTGATACCATATAAGTATTTAGGTTTTCTTCTTTTAATAAAGTTTCTACTAACTTTTCTTTTCCTAACTCGTCTAATACATTTGTAACTTCGTCTAAAAATAATACATTGATTCTTGACTTAGAAATACTACTCATTAATTTACGAATAGCCAAAAGAGTAGAGGTATTAACTCTCGCCAACTCACCAGCACTAAGTGCTAGAATGTCTACTGCTTTACCATTATCGTCTATATTAACATTTAACTTATCATTTATAACAACAAACTCTAAACTAAAGCGACCATCTGATAGTTCTGCAAGATATTCATTTGTAAGTTCTTCTAAATCTTTTACTAAGTTTTCTATCTTGTATGCTAGTAATCCATTGGTACTAAAAGCTTTTTTCAATATCTCTACACTTGTGTACTTGTCTTCTATACTTCCTATATCAGCAAGTAAGGTTTCTAACTCATCTTCAAATTCTTCTGTCTGTTCTTGCACTATACTTAATCTAGTATTATGTCTGTCTATCTCTGAGTTTCTATCAATAATATTTTTTATTTCAAACTGCTTAGATTCTATACTAGATTTAAGTTCTCTTATCTCTGATTCTAGATTGAGTGCATTAGGTATTTGACTTGGCAAGGTTTTATCTATTCTTGCAAAGAAGTCTTCCCACTCCTCAATATTACTATTAGCACTATGTAACTTTGCATTTATTCTTTCTTTCTCTACTATGCTGCTCTCTATCTTTTTAATTTCGTCACTGTTGTACTGTGCTCTTTTGTTATGCTCTTGATACTCTACTTCTACAAAATCTAAGTCTATATCTTGTGAGCAAGTAGGACACTCTCTANTCTCAGAGTTTTTTAAGTTTTCATACTTGTCTCTCATTCTTGTTTCATGAGATAGCTCTGACTTCCACGTACCTAAACTTTCTTTTAAGAATGAAGTGCTTTCTTTTTTATAAGTAGCTACTATCTCTTTGGCTTTAAGTAAGTCTATTGACTCCAACTGGTTTTTGTATAAATTATTTTGATTAATTTTTTTCGTAATATCGGAGATATTTTCAAACTCTAGTTGTAAAGAACGCAAATTCTTTTCATCTTCTTCATTTATAAATTCTATTTTTAATTTTGGCAATAACTCTATACTCTCGAGATTATTGTTTGAGAGCCATTTATTAATTGTATCAATTTTGCCTTGCACTCGTGAAACATCTGAACTCAAAGTTCTAGACAACTCTTTGAATACATCAAAGTATTTTACATAGTTATCTAACTGTAATAAATCTATTAAGAATTTTTTTCTGTTAGTATCTGTAGCAGTTAAGAATTGTAAACTAGCATTAGTATTTTGGTATACAATCTGTGAGAATGTCTTAAAATCTATTCCAAGTATCTCCTCTACTGATTTATAAGTGTTAGTAGCAGTATGACTAGAGATATCTGTTCCGTTCTTATATAACTTCACTTTTATACTAGCTTTACGAATTACATCAATTTTGTACTCGTCATCTTCTACACTAAAGTCTATGGATATATCATAACCATTGTTTACATGCCTATTCGGTATGTCTGCTTTTTTAATTCCTTTGGAGTTCTTATTAAATAATACTTCTTCTAGTATCAATGGTATAGAACTCTTACCTGCTCCATTAGTACCCACGAGCTGAGTTACACTACTATTGTCTAATAGTAACTCGTTGTCTTCTGCATAACTAAAACAGTTATTCCACGTCGTCAGCTTCTTTAGCGTAATCACTGAATACTCCTAAAATTTGTTTAACTTTGTCGTCTCCTAACTCTAATATGTAGCTTAGGTACTCGTTTAATTCTTCTTCTATAGACATCTCTTTACCTAGTATCAGAGTAGCTTCTGTTTTTCGTTTTACTACTTTCTTATCTAATAATTCGCTATTCTTAATATTACTTAGGTCTGAGACATCTCCTTCAATCTCGTATATTGTATGGTCAAACTCTGTTTGTACCATTTCAGCAGGGTCTTCTACTGTTCTTCTTAACAGCTGAGGAAGAGTGAACTCATGCCAAGTCCAAGACCAATCCTCATCTATTAGTATATATCCTGTCTTAACATGATGTCTATGAAAACTAGTCGTCATAGGACTACCTGGATATACTATGTTGCGTTGTGTATTGCTATGAGCATGTAAGTCTCCTGCAAACACAATGTCAAACTTATCAAATCTTTCCAAGTCTACTTCTGGTACTACATGAGGTGGTATCTCTCCACGAACATGAGTAAATAGTATAGGAGACTCAATAGATTCTATACTCTTTTTCTTGTGCAAGTCGGCATAGGGAAGAATAGTCCACAAAGGTTTTGCCTCTGCACCCCACTCTCCTACCCATGTCTCNTCCACTACTTCTACTAGTGGATTAATACTTGCTGTAACTTCTTTTAAGTTTGTAAAAAATGTTTTATTTTTACGAGTAGCCTCATGGTTACCATCAAAGATAACTGTAGGTACATTAACATTCTTTACAAACGTAAAGTAAAGACTCAATTCGTCCATAGTGGGAATTCGGTCAAACAAATCCCCACCTATGATATGCAGGTCAACATCTTCTTCAATTTCAGATACTTGATTAAAAAACATCTGATAACGATTCTTCGCCCATTCCAAAGGTACATTTTTCTGTCCCAATTTTATGTGCCAATCTGCAGTAAATAGAATCATATTACGAACTTATCCTTTTAAGAAATATCAAATTCATCGCTGATTGATTTATCAGGTTCTGAGTTAGATGCGCCTTCTCTAAGTCTGTCTAGAAGTTCTTTCTGAGCGTCTGGAGTTGGTCTTGTTAAGATTTCGTCCATAGACTTTAGCTCAGCCATTGCTTCTTGCTCTGCTTCAGTTAAAGGTCTTGGTTTACATTTCAATGCCTGTAGTTGATACTCAACATTATAAGCCATTGGTCCTGTTTTTACTCTTTTGAAGTGAACNTCCCACCCTGTTTCAGGGTCTGTTGGGTCACCTAGGTCTTCTGCAGCAACCATAATTTGCTCTAGAAGTTTCTTTTTAAGGTTTAGAACCTTTACTTTTCCGTCGTGTATACACTGTATTGCATAACTCCAGCCGCATTTAAGCTCTGGGTGATATTCTCTAACCCAATCTTTTTCGACGTTGTTAAATGCTTCAGTGTTTCTATCGAACGATAGACATTCGAACGGTAAGTTTTTTCCATTCTCACCTTTTAGCCAGTAGACATATCTAGGTAAGATATCTCCGACCATTCTTACGATGTTGTCACCTTCTACATATTGGTAACTATCGATTTTATTTTTTTGGGCTTCGCCCTTAGCTTGATTAAAACTCAATGCCATTTCATTTCTCCTTTAGTGATTTCTTCAAACAGAAAATGTATTCTATCATTCTCTACTCGTAGTAATCTATTGTTTTTAATAACCTCTATCTTTCCAGGAAAGTGTAAGAGGTCTAGTGTAGTATCTTTAGTTTTTTGATACTCGTAATAGTTGCGCAATGACGCGATACCTGCGTACTGAGCAATCTCGCTATCTGAGTATCTCCTTCTTTGAATAAACAAACATTCAGGGTTAACAAGGAAACTATGTCCATGAAAACTTTTCTGCCAATATTTATATATTCTGTCGTTCTTGTTAACTGGTGGAAGTCTATAAGTTAAGATATGAAGGATGGTAAGTATATCACCAACCTTGTCATTGCTTTGTCTTTTTATCTTTTCCCAATTATACAATATCATATATTATACCAAAAATTTGAACTTGTGTCAAGAAATATTTTTCTATGCTATATGTCTGAAACATCATACCCCTCTTTTATATAGTACCCCATTCTTGCATTAGCTTGTTTCGTAGCCGTTTTACCAACGAGGTGTAAATCTAGAATTACAGGTTGAGGTTTGCCCTCGTATAGCCTAATAATTCTACCAATTAACTGTGTAAGTAGTGGGTCATTGTTCACGGGAGTTCCCAAAATTAGACAACTTAAACAGTCTAGTGATATACCTTCCGAAAATATACTCTGTGTTCCAAACAGTATATCTTTCTTTTCTGTAAATATATCTTTAATAAGGTCTGGGCGTTTTTCGTGAGGTATATCTCCTGTTACACAAATTGCATTACTCCCTACCATCTTCGCACAACGCTTTAGAAAGTCAACTCTATCACTAACCACGAGTACCTTGTGTCCAATCGCGGCATACTTTGCTGCCATGAGTGCTACCATATTCTGATACTCCCAGTCATAAGCAAGTTGATTGACTCGCTCTGCCCACGGTGTATGCGCTCCGTCCATAAATCTTATTCCTGTTTTTACCACTTTTACATGAGGTTTGAGGTAGTTTTCTTTTGGAGGCCTGTATACTTTATTAGAGAAGTAATCTCTAAATACTACATGACGTCCGTCTTTACGCTCCATAGTTCCTGTAAGTCCTATCTTATATCTGGCTCGATTAGAGTCTACAATTCGTGTAAAGGTCGGCGAAGAAACGTGATGCATTTCATCAAGTATGATAGTCCCAAAAATGTTGTGTATATCCTTCTGACGTCGGTACAAAGTTTGGACATTTCCGATTACAATTGGAGCATCTGTTTCAAACTTTCCACTACCTATCACACCCGCCGTAACCCCGAATACTTTTTTACATTCTTTTTCCCACTGCGCTCTCAACGAAAGTGTATGAGTAACAACAAGTGTTTTCTGTTGAAGCTTTTTGGCAATAGCTAGAGCTGTAAATGTCTTGCCCCAACTGACCCAAGCGTTAATTATAGCACTGTCATCGATGTCGTCGTATACCTCTTGTTGTGAAGGACGTAACTCAAATTTAAAGTCAAGTGGTTCTATTGGTGAGTATGTTCGTTTATCTACTATCTCGTAGTCGTCTGGTATCAAATCCATCCTTCCGATAGGTATGGTAACTAAACCTTTTCGCACTACTGCCATATTCTTTATAATGAAAGGCGGGTCCATAGGATTCCTTGGAGGTATTGCATAAGTTAGTTCTTCATCGAGTTTAGACTGATAAGCAGTCGTAACTTCCATGAATATTCTGTTACTTAGAACTGCTTTCATGTTTCTTAATCATTTCGATTATCTCTGCTATAGTACTTAAGTCTTGTTCATTCTCAGTATCTATTTCTATTACTATTTTCATATTTTTCGCCATGTTTTCTTTTTCATATCCGTACTAAAGTCGTACAAATACGAGGGTTGTTTGTTAATATATAGCACACCTGCGTATTTATATTGTAACGCAGGTGGTCTTTTGACTTCAAAAGGAAAGGGTACTCCAGCTATCCATATTAATGTAGCTACGTCTTTCTTTTCTACTCGTCGTATTTTGTGGTAAATTAAATTTGCTTTTTTACTTTTCTCATATCTAAAAAACTTACCACTAGAATCTACATAGTTTTTTCCTCCATGCTTAAACAAGGAAGGGAAATCCTCTAGCATAATTCTCAAACTGTATAGGTTTCTATGTGGAGTTGATAATCTTCTTTGTCCTATAGATTCTCCACTTACATTCTTGTCGTCTATAACCTGACCTTCGCACCAAAGAATACCATCTCTTGATACGACATCGTCAGTATGAACAACATACACAGGAAATCTGACATCAGACAGCCTCATACTTTTTCTCATACTTTCCGAAGGAGTAGTCGTCCCCTACATCAAAGTCGCAACCAATAGGTGTGCCTGGTATTGATAGTCCTCTATCTTTTTGTATCAACTCTTGTAGCTTTTGTGAGTATTCTTCTATCTCATCTTCAGGAACTTCTGCTAGAATGGAGTCATGTACTAATGCAAATATCTTAGTCTTCATGCCTCTTTCTTTTACATAGTCTCCCATCTCTATAGCACCAAGTAAATTAACATCTGACGCAATAGACTGTACTAAGAAATTAATACCAGACCTTACCTCATGAGAAGCTATACCTTTATCAGTTGAGAACACATTAGGCAATCTTCTCTTTCTTCCGAAGAACGAATACATAAAACCGTTGTCTTGAATAAATTGTTTGCCATCATCTAGCCACTTCTTCAGACCGGAGAACTGCTCGAAGTAATCTGAAATAACATTAGAAGCATCTTTCATACTGAAATACTTGCCTGAGTCTTTACTAACTTGTTCACTAATCTTCTTCGGTCCTGCACCATACATAATACCGAAGGTAACTGCCTTAGCCATCTGTCTTTCGGTAGAATAGTTAATCGCAATATCATCTACTTCTCCTGGTAAGTCAAATACTATCTTAGCAATATTACTATGGAAGTTACCTCCGTCTTGGAAAACCTTCATTAGGTTTTTATCATTTGCAAGTACTGCTGCGCAATACACTTCTGCTGTTGTTAAATCCATTGCAACAATCTTATACCCTGGTCTTGCTTTTATACAACCTTTGACAATAGGATTGTCTCTAGGTATCTGTTGCATATTCATTTTACCACTAGAAGATAATCTTCCAGAGGTAGTGCCGTGTAGATTAAATCCTGTTCTTAATCTGTTATCTCTATCTAGCTGGGGATAAATTTTATCAAGGTATGTAGTTTTAATTTTTACTTTTTGTCTTATATCTAGTATTAGTTGTGGTACTGGGTGTTCTTCTGCTAGGGCAGTTAAAACTTCGGCATCAGTTGAGTCTGCTCCTGTACCAGTTTTCTTGCCTGTAGGTTTTAAACCTAAGTAGTCAAACAATAAAGACCTAAGTTGTACTGTACTGTTTGGATTAAAAGGTTTACCTTGATTAATCTCAAATTGCTTAATAGCTTCGTAAGTATATAGTTTTGCAACTGCTTCATCGATATCACTCTGCATTAGTACTGAAGATGTCTGTAACCTTTCTTTGTCAAAGGGAACACCATTATCTTCTGTATCAACTAAGAATCTTGTTCCTGGAATTAATATATTCTTATATACTCCATATAGTCTATCATTTTTTAATAGAGGAGCTTCAAACTTTTGGAACAATAGAAACGTACATACAGCATCTAGTGCAGCATAGTGTTTCATTACATCAAAAGGAATTAAGTCCCAAGTAAAGTCA